AACTCCAGTAGCGCCAAGTGATGAAGCTATCTTAACTGTTGCTAATAGACAAGTTAAACTTGGGGAATTCCTTGAAGCTAAGAACTTTAAGTCTTATGAAGAACTTAAGACTAAGTTGGATTCAGTGTTAAGCGGTGACGGTCAGGTTCCTACAGCTGAACAGCTCACTAATGAGCCACTTCCAGTTGCAGCTCCACCGGCATTTTCATCGGCTCCATCTCCAACTTATGCTGCAGCACCTGCGGCAAAAGCTCCAGAGATAAATGAAGATGATGACGATGTTATGTCATTCTTTCAAAAGATAGCTGACGAAGCTTAATTAGATGTAAAAGAAAAGGGAGCTTACGCTCCCCTTTTTTACATAGTAAACCTAGATCTATAGTAATACTTGAGAGATGTATCTTGGTCTCTAACATTGACTTTTAATACATTATTTTGTGTTTGCTTACTAATATTAGTAGGAGCATTAACTATATTAGTAGCAGGTGTTGCAAATGGATACATTGCGGCTTCTACGTTCTGTCCTGATTGGCTGTATACAGCATCAGCTTTTGTTATGGGTGGTGAGACTATCTTGTTCTCAGGTCTAACCTCAATAACTGGAGCAATACCAGTTAAATTTTCAGGAGGTTGGTTTTCATCTGATGCGAATGGGCGCCATGGACCTGCACCAAAGTGTTTACCGAATAAATCAAATCCAATAGCAGGTATCTGAAAGTCTTTAAACCATCCAGCTAATTTTTCAAACATACGTTTAATAGTATCTATAGGATGGAATATAGCATCAATAAAGCCTTTTATTAATTGTTCAAATGAAAATGAATCTAAAAATTCTGAAAGTTTATCAGCGCCAAATTGTTTTGCTATCCATGAAGTAATATCTTTTATTAAGTCAAAGAATCCGCCAACAAATGTACCGTAGAATCCTTTAAGACCTCCAGCTATAGCTCCTTTAATACCTTCAGCTTTAAATCCTTCAATTGCACCAGTTATAGTATCAAATACTGCAACTATTAAAGCTAAAGGTCTAAATATCTTACTAAACGCGCGGAAAGTTTTTGCAAATCGGCCAAAAAATTTGCTTATAGATTCGACTATACCACTAAAATTAAACAACGAGCCAAACGCACTACCTGTTGTAAACAATTTAATTAATCTATTTGCATTGCTAAACAATTTTTTAAAACCACTAAAGAAATCTGTTACTTGTTTCCCGGCTAATTTAAAATCTTTTGCTAAGTCTTTAATCCATTTGCTTTTAGCAATGTTATTAAATACGTTAGATATTGGTTTAAAAAACTCACCTATTTGGCTCTTGGCTAATTTTAAATCTTTTAATAGCCCTTTCCACCACCTGTTAAATGACCGAGTAATATTTTCTTTTAGAAATGTTGGAGAAAATACCTTAGCGATATTAATTGCAAGTCTTGCTAATTCTTTCAATGCAGCTGCTGCCGCCAGTGCTGCTAGTGCTAATGCTGTTAACCATGGAAATTTACCTTTTTCGTCTTTACCTTTGATTGGTTTTGTATTAGCAACTAATTGCTCCAATAAAGACAGTGACCTTTCTTGATAGTCTTGCGCCTCAAGATCTTGTTGTGTTAAGTCATTTTTAGAAGAAGGTAATACCTTTTTAGACGAGTTAGCTACTAATGCTTTAAGAAGAATATTACTACTGCTAATACCAGTAGCTACCTTTGATATGCCACCAAGCATAGCAGTAAATGACTTATTAAGTCTCTTTAACTCAGCTACCATCGTGATAGGGCTCTCAGCCTTATCACCACCTTTTACTGAAATCGTTTTGGCATTAATGTTTTCAGCACTAAGTTGTTTAACTATAGCAGAGCTGAGATTACTTTTATTCTCAGCTTGCTTAGCTAGTATGTACTCTAGTGATAGTGACTTATCTTCTTTCTTAGCCATTATTGTTTACTTTCTATCCTTTGTTTTTCTTCTTCTAAATACTTAATCAACATAGCGACGTAAATTTCTCTCTCAAATGGTATCATGTTTTCTATGTCTTCTAATGCATAATGATGGTATTGCATTAGAGCAAAATTCATCTTATAATAATTATGCAAAGACTCATGAGAGAGATTAATTAAAAAAAACTTTGTAGACCCTCCAATACCTTATGATGTTCTTTATTACATACTGGACACTTATAGTCAATAGCATGTTTTAATCTAGGCATTGTTTCAAAGAAGTCTTGAAGCTTTTTAAACTGTTCTGATGATAAGTTATTTAAAAATGTATTAAGCTCATCTTTAGTTTGATCCTTAGCATGAAATACTTCAGTAGTAGTATAGATGTAATCAATACAATCTATCACTATTGAAAATACTTCATCCATATTAGCATTATCAATGTTTTCAAATCTCTTAATAACATCGATAGTTGGATACTTAAGAGCTACACCAACATCATCAAATAAAATTATCTTGTTTACATGATCAGGATTCTTTTCTACTTGTATCTGAGTTAAGTCTATCTCAATCTTTGCTACAGCCTTTTCATCCTCACACGTATCACACTTAAGGTACAGTTCAACTATCTCGCCGACTGACTTTGCTCTGATCTGAGTAAACAAATATTCAAGATCAAATGTAGCAAGATCTTCTACATCAATATCATCCTTAATACAAGACTTAATGACTTGTTTAAGTGAATCAACCATTACTTTAGCATCTTCAGATTGGTTAGCCAACAAGAGTGCTTTTTCTTCTTTAATCAAGAACGGTCTAAACTTAATTTCTTTACCAGATGATGGTAGTATTAAATTATAAACCGGCGTACTATTAATAGGTAATGCCATACTATTCTCCTTTATTCATGTCTTTAATCATCTTACTCAATTCACTTGTAGATCCCACAAATATTGCGTTGTTGTTAGTGACTTGTTTATTTGGCTGTCCTTCGGCTCCCGCTTTAGGTGTATCCAACTTTTGTTTACGTTCACTTAATGCCAACAATTGCTCATTAGTATCGGCCAGTTGTTTCATTAAGTTACCTACTACTTCAAATGCTCTTGGATGTTCAGACTGCTTGGCTATCTCTAGCGCATGATACAATGCATCCTGTCCTTGGTTCAATAGCTTGTGTAGATTATTACGGGCAGAGTCATAATCATAGTTAACGTTCTCTTCTACCTTATTAGAAGCTGGGACAATCTCTTGTCCCGTGCTTGCCACTTCACCCTGCTTAAGTGGTTCTACATCAAATATCTTTGATAAATTGTCATCAGCTTTCATAATAATACCTTTATATTACACTATCTTACGTGTTGGTGTGGCTCTAGCTGCAGGAGCAATTGGTGTTTCTGGTTCACTATAATCCTCTACACTCGGTGGTGCTGGATTAGTTGGTGTTGGCTCTGATCTAGAAAAAGATGGTCTAGGTGGAGCTGGCGGCGGAACGGCCGCCTCAGACTTTTTTGATGATGCGTATGCATTAGCACCAAAGAAAGCTGCAACTAAAGCTGATATAGCTACAAAGTATGTAGGTGCAATATCGCCGATAATCTTAGCAGCATCATCTACATCTAACCATGAAGCAATAACAATAGTTACTGGATATAGTAACATGCCCCATAGAGCGAACCATGTCATCTTACGCATAGCATCTCGTTGAGCATCTTGATCTTCAAGCTCTCTGCGTTTAAACTCTAAATACATTGCTAACTCTTGACTGCTAACGTAGCCGTCACCATTTGTATCTGCTTCTGCTAATTGTCTGTAAGCATTATCGCTTACACCTTGTTTTATATCTGCCATTTTATTTCCTTATATTTTTATGCTTCCTTGACCAACTGAAGCTGTTTCTGATGAGAATAATGAAGCCCTACCTTGCTCAAATGAGTTAAATCCTGTTTGATATTGATTAAAGTTTGTAAAATATGTATCCGGTATATTTGCAGTATCGCCTAAATATTCATTAAGAGAATCTTGTGAATTAGAAAATATACCATCAGAACTAACATTTCCTCCATAAGTATTTGTTGTACTTGATGATCTCCAATACTTGTAGTTCATAGCAACTACCATCTTCATGACTTCTTTATTTGAATAATCCATTTGCACTGGATTTATAGCTTTAGGATAGCACTGATACAGAGTAACTTGATAGCGGCTTTTATCTGCAACATCAAATACATCTATTACAATATCTGTGGTGTACTCTCTATAATAATTAAATGTTCTTGTCACTGGATCTTGTATAGCTCCCATCCAATTGTCAAATAATAACTTGACTGACATGGAGTTATCGACATAAAATCCCATATTGATTGTATCAAATAATTTATTATGTGGCATCTCTCGAGATTCGCCGAATGTCTTAGCTGCAGTAGTTTCTAGTGTAATACCGGGTAAATTTATATTGTCACAATATAATAATACTTTTCTTAGGTCTCTGCTGTACTTACCTTCAACTATAGCATTTGGTAATGTGAACATGACA